ATGCTTGGAAGTATGAAAAACACCCTTGTTGCGACGGATTATCCGAACTTGTATCGGTCAAAAGAGTCGGAAATTTTCTATGCCCGAATTGATACCGGAAGAAAAACGGTGAAAAAATCTCTTAAAACGCGCGTGTTGACGGAAGCCCTTTCCAGGCTGGCCGGGTTCCTGGCAGAGCAAGGGAGGGATGAATTACCCGTGGAATCCGTGTCTTGGTATTTGGCGGTTGATATGTACGTCCAGCGGCAGGAAATGCGCCCCCATTTGAAGCCGGCCGCTGTAGAATCCATCAAGTTCTTTTCCAGCCGCGCTAAAAAGCTTGTTGCTCGTGATATTGCAGCAGAGGCCATCACGGAACAAATGTGCCGGGCTTGGTGGAAAAAAGATGCGTTGTCTGTGTCTGCACGAACAGCAAACGGAACACTCGCTATTGTGAAAAACGTTTTTACCATGCTGCAGGAAGCAGGCAGTATCAAGAGCAATCCAGCATCCAAGCTTGAACGGATGACTTTGAGGAGTTCAAATCTTAACGTTCCGGAAAAAGAAGATTTCCGAAGAATCGTTGAGGAAGTGAAAAAAGCCCCTATATTAAGGAAGTGGCAAAAGAAGGGGCTATATTCCGAAGCGGCGGATATGATCGCTTTCCTGGCTTATTCAGGGTTACGTATTGAGGAAGCTCGGCGCTTGGTGTGGGGAGATATCGGGAAAGAGTCCATTTCCGTGCCCGATATCAAACATGCCACCTCACGCCGGACCCTGTACATTAACGCATCTCTGGCTGAGATAATAGAAAGCCTCCGAAGAGAAAGGCGGGGTAATAGCCCAGATGACCCGGTATTTGCCATAGAAAGCCCCCGAAAGGCCCTTACAAACGCATGTATCAGGCTTGGACTGCCTCACGTCCGGATTCACGATTTACGGCATTTCTTCGCCACGTCCTGCATTGAGGCAGGCATTGATATTCCTACGGTGGCTAAATGGCTAGGGCATCGTGACGGCGGAGCATTGGCTATGAAGGTATATGGACACCTCCGAGACGAACACAGTAAGGAAGCGGCTAGAAAACTCACTTTTTAGTTATTTGCGGCTTGCAACCCAGAAGATGTGTCCATCTACTGGCGGATAGTTTCCAACTTCTCTAAATTTTTATTCATATCTTCCAAAGAACGGTTCATTTCTTCTGCTCTTTTGTCTTCTTCTTTTCTGTTTTCTAAATCCTGTAAAGCTTCTTTGACCTCTTCTTCTTTCCCTTTCTGTTTAACCTTTAATAACCACCTTTCTGCTTCTTCATAGCTTTTTTCAATTCCTTCTCCATCCATGAAATGACGGGCAAGGCAAATCATTGCGTCTGCATGACCTTGTTCCGCAGCTTTCCTGTACCATTTTACAGCCTCTTTCTCATTTTTTGGTAATGATGCACCAAAATCAGTACCAACTTCATATGCAAATGCTACCAAATATTGAGATTTTACATGCCCCTGTTCTGCTGCCTTTTTGTGCCATTTAAATGCCTCATCGTCATCTCTTCGAATTCCTAACCCTTTTAAATAATGCCATCCTAAACAATATTGCGCCTCTGCATGATTCTGATTTGCAGCTTTTTTGTACCATGATACAGAGCGAGGTGCATTTTGCTCCACTTCTTCGCCATCATAATAAACATCTCCAAGTAGACATTGTGCTTCGGGGTCTCCTTTAGATGCTTTGATATAAAGTTCTTTTAACTTAGGAGTATTTAGCTCTTCAGGAATACTGTTTTTCTTAGGAATAGGTTTTGTTTTCTTTACTTTGTTTTGAACGATTTTTTCTGTAGTAGTGTTTGCTGCAGGTTGGATAGTTGATCTTCCTATGAGCATGCCTACACCTCCCCCAATAAGTAAGCATACACTACCAACAATAAGATAGTTTTTAATAAGATTCAGGATAATCCCGTTTTTGTCCGGCATAGTATTATTATTTCGAGGCTCCTCCACAAATCTTGCAGTTCACACCGCTGGGCGTATCGCTGGCTCGCCCTTTGCAAGCCCGGTAGTACCGGCAGTTTTTGTTATGGGTCTTGCCCGTTGAGCTGATCCAGTACGCTTTTTCTTCCGCTACCGGTTTGGCTGCCGGTTTCCGGTGGTAGTGGTACTCCCCTGTTTTGCGGTTGTAGTGACCGCCGTTGGCGTCCAAGCCGCCAGGGTGCGCCTCCGAGAATGAAGTGAGGGAAATAACAGCTAAAATGAGAGAGAATAGTTTCATACAAATTCATAATACCATGAAATAAAGAGAGTTGTAAATAATTTGCTTAACTCTTTCAAAGGCATTACGAAAGGATTATTTCCAACATTTATTTACATGTTTCACCTGCAGTTTATCGTTGTTTGCTAGAAGGGGCCGCGTGGAGGAAGGTATTACATTAACAAGAACGGGAATAAGACGTATATTAAAAGAAAATAAAAGCCCCCTGGCCCGGAGGCCAAGGGGCGAAGCATTCTAACGTAAAGAGGCCAAATAATAGCCTCTCTTCTCAAAATAAGCAACTCCTAAATCATTGTTTCAGTATCATTATGTAAAAATGTGTACTGGAATTGTTATTGAAGAGCTGTACCCAACAAAAAGGAGCTGCCCCGATACAGGCAACTCCTGAATGGAGTCAGGCTATTAATCTTCCCAAGTTCCATCTGATTTTTTAATGGCCTTCTACGCCTGTCCTATGAGATAGTGGGAAAAATATTATGGATACGGTAGATCCGAAAAAAAGAAGCGAGATTATGTCGCATATCCGTGGCAAAAATACTAAGCCGGAACTATTAATTAGATCGCTTCTCCATCGTTCTGGTTTTCGGTTTAGGATTCATCGTCGGGATCTTCCTGGAAACCCCGATATCGTACTGCCAAAGTACAAAACAGTTATTTTTGTTCATGGCTGTTTTTGGCATCAACATCCCGGTTGCAAACAAGCCCACCAGCCTAAAAGCAATACTGAGTATTGGAGATTAAAATTGGAAAGGAATATATGCCGAGATGAGAGAAATGTTCTGTTTCTAAAAGAAAAAGGGTGGAAAGTTGTTATTATATGGGAATGCGAAATTTCTTCTTTTTTAGAGAATCCGAGCACATTAACTCAACGAATTTTTGAATAAATTCAGTGTTTATTTTTTAAAAGGCCTTCAAATTCTAAAACTGGTTTGACAAGAGCCCTTCCAAAAGCAGGTGGAACAGCGTTTCCAATAACTTTGTAGAGATGCTTTAAAGGCATCTCTGGAAATTTTGAATCATCGAATCCTTGTAGTCGAGCACATTCTCTCCATGATAGACGACGATTGAAGCTACCTTGCAAAATCCATTGATCTTTTCCTACTTGTTTCATAGGCTCCCCTTCTGGATGTAGAGTGACATGGGCTCCGTCGGCTACAATTGTATAACTTTGTTCATTCCATCCTCTTTTACGTTGCCTTGTCAGATAATGTCCATGGAAGGGTTCTTGGAGATACTCTCCTTCCGCAAACAAAGGCATGTCCCCGATCACATCTTTCATGGTAAGATATGGAGGCATGCCTTCTTTTCCGTGAGTAGGAGCCGGTCCATAGTATTCGAAATCTAGGGCAATATCGCTTCGTATCCCTACAATGAATATTCTGCTCCTGGATTGGGCAAGACCAAAGTCGGGACCAAATAAACAGCCTACATGAACTTTGTATCCTGCTTCATTAAAACCCTCTGTTTGTTGCTCAAAAAACCATCCATTTTTCGCAGAGATCATTCCAGTCACATTTTCTACAAAGAAATATCTAGGCTTAGACTGTTTTAATGCCCGTAAAAATTCTTTATAAAGAAAGTTGCCTTTGATATTCATTAAATCCCGTTCTGCCATTCCTCTGCCACGGCGGCGCGCTCCCACGCTAAATCCCGTGCATGGATAGCATCCAATCAAAATGTCAGAGGATGGAAAATTTTTAACTTCTTGGATGTCTCTATGGTGAAATTCTCCGCAGGGGACCATATGTTTATAAGCTTGTGCTGCTGAGACATCAATATCGTTGGCCCATATAATATCAAGCCCCTCCCATGAAGTTGCACCCAAGTCAAATCCACCACAGCCGGAGAATAACGAGACAACTTTTAAATGTTTCATTGCGAAAGTATGGTAATGGAAAAATTCATGTATGACCAGAAAAAATGATAGTTTTAAAGGGTTTGCTCGGCATGTAATGCCTTATTAACAATCTGTAGGGGGAGGGCTCCTAGAGTTTCTTTGAATTCTTGCGAGGAAACATCAATATTTAAATGTTCAAGACAGAGCATTAATCTGATTCTATCAAAAAAACATCCATTTGCATAGGAAGGATCAAATAATGCTCCTCCTCTTGCCCTATAACATAGAGGGCTCAACATAAACGTCATAGGATTTTCAATAATAGTTTCAAATTTGCTTGATGTTTTTTTATAATCAAAATTTTTGTAAAATATTTGCTCATCATCGGCAGAACAAGCACATTGGAGGAATATTAATGGCATATGCGTTGCCTTATCTTTAATAGGATTAAACCAGCCTACAATATCCAATTTCCCATCCCCAGATGTTACTTCACGTATATGTTCTTCCCTACAAAAACTTTTTAATCTAGTATTGAGTAGGGAAGCTAAACATTCGATTTTCTCAAAAGCTCCATTTCCAGACAATATGCCATGATTTTTAAAACCTGTTCCAATTCCTTCTATAGAAAAATTAGGGAATAATCTCATTATTAATAAAAGACAAAATTTTTCAAAGGAAGCAGCTAATGAATTCCTATATGAGCGGATATTTTCATTGAAATATTTCATGCTATTACATAATAGGAGAAAAATATAAAGTTTTTTATAATTCCATTCTTTTTCATTAAGATTTTTAAAGTCAAGAGATAATGTGTCATTGTTTGATATTTCAAAAGGATAGAGATCTCCTAAAATATTTTTCCTATCTTCCAGAAGAGAAAAAAATTCTTTAGCTTTCATTTCTCTCCAATCATCAACTTCTGGTGGAGATCCATTAAATTCATCAGAAGAGTTTTGACTAATCTCAGAATCTTCAGTAAATTCTTTATCGTCATCTGATAAATTAATATCTATATCATTTGGACGTTTTGCTATATCGTTAACATGCAAACTAAAATCAGGGGTTGAAAGACATTTTCTTTCAATTTCGTCAACAGTCAGAAAAAAATCTTTCTTTTTAAATTGTATAGATTCTATCTGCTTCAGCATACAATAAGACAGTTAATCTAAATCCATATCATCTTTTCCAGAAATACGCCTTTTAATACTTTTGTGCATTTCTTTTATATATTTATTAGCTTTTTCTAAAATTTCAATATGGGATTGATTTAAATCTTTGATATCAATGTATACCCTGTAAGCTGTTTTAAGATTAGCCAATACTATTTGTAATGATGAATTGAAGGTGTCGTCTGGTAAATCTGTAAGACTTGACGCGATCTCTAAACTAGCTCCTTCGCGAAATTGTGCAAGAGCTTCAGGTGTAGATAATACTTTTGCAAATTGTTTTAATTTTCTAGAATCCGAAACTCTAGGTATATTTTGATTAGTTGGTCTAAACAGCCAATCAAAAAGATCTTTTAAATTTTTAGTCGATACATTTGTAAGGGAAAAATTACCATTAGGATCTAGAGAATTTCTTTTGTCTTCTCTTAAGAAGCCTTCTATCCCACTATAAGATAAACCTGTTGCGAATACACTAAAGTTAATATTTTTTTCATCTAAATCTAAATCTTTAATAATCCCTTCTTCTTTGGCTTTCTTGATCAACACCAAAGTTTGTAAAGTTCTTTTTGCATAATTAAGATTAGTAGCTACTGCTCTTGTAGTCTTTCTTAAAGCTTCTTCAGGAGATATTGTAGAATCTTTATTAAGATAGCTTTCATACAATTGGCGCATGTATTCTGCCTTCTGCATAGCCCCCCATGATTTTGTACCTGTGATATGTCGATATCCGAGATACCACAGAATATCTTTTCGATCATTATATATTTGGACAGAAATTTCTTTAGGGTGATGCTCAGCTTCATTAGAAATTTTCTTTACAGTATTTGATTTTCTTGTGTTTGTGGCAAGATCAGGATTATCAAGTAATTTAAGAGCTGCTAATCTCCTATTTCCTTCCACTACTATATAAACATTATTACCTCCCTTTCTTCTGGTCACAAGTAATGGTTCTGCGTCGTAATACCCTTGGGTTCCTAGAGATATCATCAAGTCCGCTAAATCTCCTTCCTCTAATAAATAATCTAATACTTGCTCATCATCTGCATGATGCAACCGTCCAGGCAAGCGTGGATTTTCTGGATCGAATACTAATTGATCTAGAGGCATTTTAGTATTCTGAGGAAAGTTCGTCTTCTCCATAGATCAAATTTAGAAAATGGTTTTATATAGTCAAGAGCCAAGTGTTACACTTTCTCCCACCTGTCCAGGGTTTCCACATAGATGCCGGAGATTTTGCCGCCGTCCATGGGTTCGATGTCTCCGAAGTCGGAGTTAAGTGGATGTAATACGTATTCCATTTTTCCGGTTTCCGGATTTTTTTTGCGGCCAAGCTTTTTCAGAGTAACCCCTCGTTCGTCGTTGTATTCTACAATGGTTCCCACTTTAGGGATGGGAGGGATGGTGTGCTTGCGCATGACCACCAGAGAGCCGTCAGGAATGACAGGCTCCATAGATTTTCCCTCCACTTGTAAAACGTATTCCCACTTGCCAACAGGACGTTCTGTTTTAATATGATAGGGTATGTTGTCACCCGGCGTCAATGCGCCAGCAGCGATATTGCCGATGACCGGGACAGGCTGATCCAAGAAAGATGCAGCAGGTAATGGTTCTACCGGGGTAAACTTCTTGCGGGCTGCCTCTTTTTCTTTGGCGGCATTTTGAATGGCGGTATTGACGAATTCCAGGAAGGTTTCTTTGTGGGCTTTAGCGGCCTCACAGATAATGTCCCATTCTTCATCTGTGAAGTCGATGACGATGCGGGGAGAGGATTCGGCTTCTCCGTTCATAAGACGCTGAATAACAAGGATAGCCTTTGCGGGAATATTGATGGATGACGAAAGCCAATTATCTACCTGACGCTTGGAAACTCCACATTGGTTAGCGAGCCATTCTCTGTCTCGACCAATAACCTTGAGCCATTTTTTTACGTCTTCTTTTGTTGTCGTCATGCATTGATATTACAGCATTTTGCTGATATGTCAACACCTTGTTATCTAGTAATTTCAGCATTACACTGAAAATATATCTTGAAATATTCAGCTATACGCTGTAATTTGAGGTCATCAGTTACGGGAATAGATGAAAACAGAAATCGACTTAGACAAATTACCGGACGGCTGCAAGAGCCATCTGCTGGCCGAAGCGGAAGAAGGATTGAAGCCTTCGGAAGCTATTATCCGCATCATTGAACGAGAATCATTCCGCAGGGGATTCCGTGTTCACTTGACTACGGCCCGCGATCTTCCCCGCCCGAAGAACCCCAAGAAGCCCGCAGCATGATGGAAGAAGCTCTGATTGACGAATTTATCCGGCTCGGCTGGCACGAGCTTTAACCCGGTTTAACAGACGATAAATACCATGCAAAAGAAATTATTAGAAACAGTCTACGATGGTTTTGAAAACAAGCCATCCCCCAAAAACCCTTTTCTTCCGGGCGATATTGTACAGTTCACCTACGAAGATGATTCTAGATTGTATGAGGTCTATCAAGCCAGGCTTGATAGAGTCCTGTTGATTCCTCAGGGGACTTATTGCACAGATGCGCCGGCCTGGACGCTCAAACTGGTGCAGAGGGATCCCACTGTATTGAATAGAAGGGGAGGGCGTGCCCGTGTCCGTATTGGGCATGCTTTATCCTCTCATACTCAAAAGCAGGAACAATGTATTGCTCTTGTCCATCGGGGTTTCCTGTTGAAATGGTTGCTACGGTTGTTTCCTGCCCTCTTGGCGGTTCTATTCGTATCTGGTCGAGGAAAGCACAGATAATTTCATCCGGCCGCCAATATCCGTGAATTCCGAAAACTTCTTTAGGCTCAACCCAGCGATAAGAATAGAATTCTATTTTCGAACGCATAACTTGAACAAATTAAAATGAGATAAACAAGAAATCAACAATGAAAAAAATGACGAACGAACAATACTGGATGCGCCGAGACCGCGCCGAGAAAATGAAATCTCTTTACGGCTGCCCGATAGACTTTTCGGAAGACGAACTCAAGCCCCGGCCCGGTATCGTACAGAACCTTGTCTTTTCCGCTCTGCTGGTTGGGATTTTCACGATCATTTATTTCATCGTTAAATCTTAGTGAATTATGAACGGATTAGATCAATTTGTAACCTCTATTGTGGAGCAAACCATAGAATCCCTTCATGAACGTGGCTTGTTGATTTTGAATGAGTCCGAGGAAGAGAATGCCACTCGCATGTTCGACGGCAAAATATGGCTTACCCTTGAGGATCTGCGGAAACACCCTGCTTGTTTATGGGGTAGGAAAAAGGTTCGTAACCTGTTGCAGAACCATGAAATAGAAGACATTGGCACCAATCAACGCGAATACAGAATTTCCGCGATAAGCGTGTACAGGTATTTGACCCAAAAGACATCCAAAACCAGGACGGACATGAACAAACCTCCCGCTAAGCGGAAACGTAACTCCGTCAGTACCCTTTCCAACTACCCATAACCAAAAAGGCCGGGGCCAGCAGGAACTGACGCCCGACCTGAATACAATAAACAAGACAATAATATGAGCCTATTACAAAACATCAAGCGCGGAGTGCAGCAGCGTCCGCAGCGGGTCATCATCTACGGGCCGGAAGGCGTGGGAAAATCCACGCTGGCGGCCGGGCTGCCCGCCCCCCTCTTTCTGGACACGGAAGAAGGAACCCAGCACATGAATGTGGACCGCATCCAGGTAGACCACTACGGCGCCATGCTGGAAGCCCTGCAGGACATTTACAAGGAAGCCCGGAACGGAAACCTCCCTTACAAAACGCTCGTCATCGACACGGGAGACCGTCTGTGGGACATGTGCGCCCGCCAGGTCATCAGGGACTACAACGCCTCCCCCAAAGACGGAAAAATCTCCTCCATTGAAAGCATCGGCTATGGAAAAGGGTACGCCCAGGCCAGCGAAATGTTCGTCAACCTGCTTTCCGTCTTTGACAACTGCCGGAGCGCGGGGCTGCACATCGCCGTCATCTGCCACTGCCGAGTGGAAACGGTGAACCCTCCGGAAGGGGAAGCCTACACCATGTACACCATCAAAATCAACGCTCCGGCCAAACAGGCCATCACCGCCAAGGAAAAACTCAAGGAATGGGGGGACGCTATCCTGTTCTGCAACTACGTGACCACCTTCACGGACGGAGGCAAGGCCAAAGGCGGGGAACTCCGGGCCGTCTACACGGAACACCGGGCCACCTGGGAAGCCAAGAACCGGCACGGGATGCCCGCGGTCATGGCGATGGACGCCGGAGAAATCTCCCGCTTTCTGTTTGCCACGGATTCCGATTCTTCCGGGGGCGCTCCTGCAACTGACGCCCCTCCGGCAAACGATGAACAGGCACCGCCTCCCTCCGCATCAGCGGGAGACCGTCAGGCGGATGCTCTGGCCGCGGTGATTGACCATGCAAAAGACGCCCTCGCCTTCATGATCAGCCGCGGAATCATTACTGCCGGACAAGGGCTGGAAGAAGTCCCGGCGGAATATGCCGCCCGGATTTTGAAAACTCCCGCCCGGTTCAATAACTCCGTAAAAGAATTCATGGAAGGAGGGGCGTGCCGATGAAACCCGTCACCTGCATCAACGTCGCCCGCGAAACCGGGCATGCCGTCCTCTCCCTGGACGGAGCGGAATACGCCGTCAGCCTGGACGACCTGCAAAAAATCCTCGCTGACATTGCCGGGCCCCGTCCGGCCCCGGCCACGGAACTATTGAGGCCGTCCCTGCTCCCCAAGCTGGCGCAATGCCCCTGCTACGTCTCCTCCCCCGACGCGGGAGAAGCGGCCCGGCGGGGAACCCGGATGGACGCCGCCTTCCGGGCCCTGCTCATGGGCGTGGACGAATTCAGGGCGTGTGAACACCTGAAAGCCGATGAAAAAGAATCCATCCTCTGGGCGGTGAAAACGGTCCGGACGCTCTGCTCCGGGGAAGAAGTCATTGCCGACAAAAACCGCTGCGCCTTCCCGCAATGGCACCCCCGCGTGACAGGCGGGGAAGCGGACTGCCTCTGTCCCGCGCTGGGCAAACTCTTCGACCTCAAAAGCGGCCAAATCCGCAACTACTGGGAACAGCAGGCCTCTTACGCGAAATCCTTCATGGAACGGGAATTCATGGATGAAATCACCTGCCACCTCCTCTACTGCGACCAGCAGCAAATCGTCACCCGGAAATTCACCTACCGGGAAGCCATCTCCATCGTCAACGGCGTGGTGGACGCCGTGGACCGCGGCGGCGGGCCGCGCCTCTGCGACTACTGCGGCTGGTGCGCCTCGCAGGACACCTGCCCGCTGCGGAACCGGGCGGCGCAGGAAATGCTGACCCTGGCGGAAGCCGGAACGCTGGAAGCGAGCTTCGCCGAAATCGCGGAAAACCCGTCCAGGCTGGCGGAATTCGTCACCAAGGCGGCTGTGCTGGAAAGTTACGTCAAAAAGGGAAAAGAAAAAATCCTCGACTACCTCAACAACGGAACGGAAGTCCCCGGATTCAGGCGCGTCTCCCGGAAAGGCACGGACACCGTCGCTCCGGAAGACGTCGCCAAATACGCCACCTGGATTGGCGTCCCGAAACTCCTGAAATCCTATGGCCCGCTCAAGGCGGACATCTTCCGCGCCTTGTTCGCGGAAGCATTGCCGGAACAACAATTCCCGGAAGAACTGGTCAGGACGGGGGCCGGCTCCTCCTACGTCAAAAAAATCTCCGTCTCCAAAACCGCAACCACCAAATAACCATTATGTTCAGTTACATATCAGAAGGCGAGCCCAGCGAATACGGATTTCTCCCCGCGGGCGTCTACGAAGGAAAAATCGTCAAAATGGAAGAAGGAATCTCCCAAGGCGCCAAAACGCGGGGATGCCCGCAGCTGGCCGTCCACATCAGAGCCTTCGGCCCTGAAGGGGCGGCGACGGTCCGTTACTACCTGACCGCCTCGAAAGACCTGGCCTGGAAAATCGACCTGTTCGTCAAAAACGTCACCGGGAACGTCTACCAACCCGGCCAGCAGGTCATCATCAACCCGGCGGAATACCTCGGCAAACCCTGCTACGTCCGGCTCAGCGTCAGACAGGGAGACAAACCCAGGGCGGACGGGACTTATCCCGAATTCAGCAACTGCGAAGACGTGCTGGGGCCGGACGAAGCCCGGGCCATCATGGCGGCTCAGGACAGGGCAGCGGCGGGGCGCGGCGGAGCGTCCCTGCCTCCGCGCCCGGCGGACCTGCCGGCCAACAACCACATGAGCGCCACGGCGGGACCGCCGGCGGAAGAAGACGAAATTCCCTTCTAATCAACAGCCATGAGCGCGCGAACGGAACACGAGAAAAAAACCATCCTGGAAACCGTCCGCATGGCCTTTGATGAATTCGACGACTACGAAGACATCAGGCGCCAGGCGGCGGAAGACGAATCCGACTTCTGCCTCTCCATCAGCGTCAAAATCCCTGATGGGGAACAGAAAGTCTGTGTGAAAGTATCAGGCTCTATCAAGAAAACAGCTGTGGCAAATGCCTGTTTTGAGGACGACGGCCAGCTGAAACTGGACTTCGACGCCGAATCCCAGGCCCGGGAAATAGAAAGGAACTCGAAAGCGTCATGAACAAGCCGATAACCATCATGCTGCCGATCGTTCCCCCGACGAAAACGCACCAGAACAAAAAAATCGTCAACATCGGGAAACACGCCAAACTGGCGGACACGAAAGAATTGAAACTGGTCATCAGCGATTACCTGACCCTGCTGAAACCTTATCAACCGGCCCGGCCCCTGACGGGGCCGGTCTCCCTGAAACTGGCTTTCGTCTGGCCCTACCGCAAAAGCGAGCCGAAAAAAAACCGGATCGGGCTCATTCCGAAAACGACCAAACCGGACTGGGACAACCTGGCCAAAACCCTGCAGGATGTCATGACCCGGTTGAGATTTTGGGAAGATGACGCCCAGGTGTATTCCGCGTCCGTGGATAAATGGTGGGGCGAAGAACCACAAATAACAATCACTGTGCAAGAAGGATCAGAGCAATGAAACGGAATCCTCACATCATCGTTCAGCAGGTTTGCCCCATGAAGAAAACCGACGACGGGAAATACGAAGTTCAGGCCGCGATTGTACACCACAAAGGAATTATCGCCCGCTATCGCATGGAGTACCCCACGAAACGGCATGCCCGGTGGGCGCAGCACCTTATTTGCACAGTGAAAAATGCTTCACGCCTCCGTTGTTCTGATGAACTTAAAGCCTTGATTGAGGAAGGACCCCGATGAAAACGCCTAAATGCCCTCTTTGCGGCACACCTTTGAAAGCCATACGAGGATATGATGCCCATGGGATAACAACCGATTGGGTTGCTGGTTGCTACAACTGCTTCTTCCAGAGTTCCCATTTTTGGAAAACCAAGAAGGCATGTATTGAAGATATGGATAGGCTTGTTTCCCTGTTCCCTCCCATCATGCGGTTGAAACCCGGCGACCTTATTAAAATCAGGAAATTACCTGATAACTTTTTCGTTATTAAAACAGATGTTGAAAAAGGAGTAATACGCGCTGGCAGCACTTATGGGTACAGCATGTCTTATGTGCCGGAAGATGTTGAACAATGGCCCTGGGAGCTTGAGCAGAAAGGAGGAAGCAATGATATTTGATATTGCGCAACTTATAGTTTTTTTAGCCACCGTCGCCGCGTATGGGTATTACCTTTATTTGATTGGTAAAGTTAAAGGGCTTCTTCAAGCGGTTAATGTCGTTCTTTTACAAAGAAAGGAAGAAAATGAAAATGACGCCTGAACAGAAAGCGTTTTACGAATGTGGAAAATCCGTGGAGTCCGTCAGGGAAACCATTCAGAAAATCCGGCAACACGCCATTCATGAATTTGGAGAGCCATATTACCTTTTGATGCCCTCTGAAAAAAGGATCTTAAGAATGGCAACGGACCTTGCCGGGAAAATCCATACCGTCCGCCAGAAACGGGCCGCGTGCCGGGCGTGGGTGCATCCTATGCGACGGAGATGTTCGAACTGTAAACATGAGCTAACGCAGTACAAGTTCTGCGCAGCCTGCGTCCATGAAGGATGGCCTGTTTACTGGGAGCCGAGAAAGGAGGGGGAATGAAAGCCATTCTTGACGCCTGCTGCGGCTCCCGCATGTTCTGGTTTGACCGCCGCCATCCTGACGTGGTGTTCATGGACCGCCGGGAGGAAACGCACATGCTTTGCGACGGGCGAACCCTGGAAATCAAGCCGGACGTCGTCGGGGACTTCCGGAAGATGCCTTTCAACGACGGGGCGTTTCGCCTTGTGGTATTCGACCCTCCGCACTTGATTCACGCTGGGGAATCATCCTGGCTGGCCAAGAAGTACGGAAAACTGGACCAGAAAACCTGGAGGGAGGATTTGAAATCCGGCTTCCGGGAGTGTTTCCGGGTTTTGGAACCGGGCGGCATTCTGGTGTTCAAGTGGTGCGAGGATCAGGTTTCAACCGCGGAAGTTCTGAAACTGGCCAGCCATGAACCTTTGTTCGGACACCGCCGCGGGAAGACCGTCTTCCTGGTCTTTATGAAATCTACAACCCCCAACTGACGCTTTTTTGATTATGGAATTCATCAACATCCCAACAGCCTTGTTTTCCAGCCCCGAATATATCGGGGCGGAACCCATACAGCGCGCCACCTGGATCTCTCTGCTGGCCTGGTGCTGCGAACAGGAAAACGGCGGCATCATTGAGGGCTGCCGCTCCTGGGGCATGCGCCGCTGGATGCAGACCTGCGGCGTGACGGATCAGGAAATCAGCGTGGAAAACGAACTCTACCACTTTGACGGCGACAATCTCATCGTATTCGGATATCCGCATGAAATTCAGGAAACCCTGAAAACCAAAAGGAAAACCGCTCGTGAAAATGGAAAATTAGGAGGCCGCCCCAAGAAAACCCATGTTGAAACCCACACAGGAACCGACGTGGAAACCGAAGAAAAACCTACGTCGGTTATTTCAGAAACCAACGTAGGAACCGAAATAGGAACCAACGTAGCCCCCTATGTTGAAACCTATCCGAAAACCGTAAGGGAAGGGAAGGAAGGGAAGGAAGGAATTCACCCCCTTACCCCCTCTCCGTGCACCGTGGAAGAAGTCGAAGACCATCTTCGGGCCGCGGCCTTTGCGGGGCGTGTGCGTTTAACCCCCGACCAGATACCGGACTGCGCCACAGCCTACTGGGGAAGCCGGGATGCCGTCAACTGGACCCGCAACGGCATTCCCGTGACCAAATGGCAATCCGACGCCATCAGCTTCGCCACCTCCTACGCCGTCAACCATCCGCCACCCCCTGGGAACGGAGACAAAGACCCTTACAGCAACCTTGAAGAACTTTAACAATCAACAATTTCAAAAAAACATGATCGACTCTCAGACACTCATCGACGCCGAAAAACTGGTGCTCTCCCAGGCAATGGACGGCTCCCTGGCCTTTGCGGACCTCCGGGACAAGGGCATCAGCCGCCAGACATTCAGCCTCCCGGCGCACCAGCAAATCTGGACCGCTCTGGAAACCGTCGCCGGCACGGGAGGAACTGTGGACGCCCTCACCGTCATCGCGCGCCTTGAAGCCCAGGGCCAGCTTGACGCCGTGGGAGGACACGCCGGAGTCGTGGAAACGGCCACCTACGGAGCCCTTGCCCGGTACAAAACCGCAGCCGCCCTGGAAATGGTCACGGAAGCCGCCAAAAAACATGCGCTGCTCGCGTTTGCCTCCCGGATGGCGGAAGCCGCCGGCGATCAGCTCAAAAGCGCGGAAGAAGCCCTTGATGAAGCCGAGCGCGGCATGTCCGCCCTGCGGGACCGGTGCGGCGTCCGCCAAACCGAAACCATCCGCGGAGCCGTGGGAACCATCATTGAAAACCTGCAATGGCGCATGAACAACCCCGGCGCCATCAAAGGAATCTCCTCCGGATACCGCCGCCTGGACCTGACCCTGGACGGCCTGCAGCCCGGCGCCATGATCGTGCTTGCCGCCCGGCCCGGAGTCGGGAAAACCGCCGCCCTGGTCAACATCCTCACCAACATCTGCCTTGAGGGACACCCCGTGGGCATGTTCAGCCTGGAAATGCCGAAATCCCAGCTCCTGGAACGCATCCTCTACGGCATGGCCGGCATCAACTCCGACGACATCCGCCGCGGCAAGCCGATGACGGTCGGACAGCAGCAGCATTTCACGGCCGCCGTCAGGAAAATCACGGCCGCCCCGCTGCACATCGACGACGAAAGCTCCCTCACCATTGACAGCATCAGAGCCCGCGGCCGCCGGATGGTCCGGGAACACGGCGTCAAATGCATCGGCGTGGACTACCTGCAGCTGGTGCGTTCCACGACCCAGCAGGCCCGGGGAAGCCGGGAACGGGAAGTCTCGGAAATCTCCGCCGGCCTCAAATCCCTGGCCAAGGAACTCAATATTCCCGTCCTGGTGCTGGCCCAGCTCAACCGCGACGTGGAAAAAAGAGCCGGGAACGCCCAGGGCAAACCGGTCGTTTCCGACCTGCGCGACTCCGGATCCATTGAGCAGGACGCCGACCAGATCATCATGATCCACCGCCCCTACATGTACAAGCCCGACAAGCACGACCCCACGGAAGCGCAGTGGATCATCGGCAAAAACCGCTTCGGCCGGCTGGGGCGTATTCAATTCCGCTGGACCGCGGAACTCACAAAATACGAGGAAGAACAGAATTATCCCGTCACCAACAAATGAGACCCCCCAAACCATCCCTGCGAAAAAACAAGCCGACGCGGCGAGGAAAGCCCGGATCCTACAAACTGCGCTTAACGCTTCTGGTGGATCCCAGAAAGAAAGGCAAACTTGTCGAGCTGGGACTTGGTACTAACGACAGACAGGAAGCCGAAGAACGCGCCAACAGCATTATCAATGCTCTGGAATCCGCCGGACTCTACCGTCTTCCCGCCGTCCGCATTCTGGAACATCACGTAGCCCAATTTGGCAAGATTGAACCTCCCCCCTTTGAACATCCAGAATTGCCTCTATGGTAACACCCCTGGAAAAATTCCTGGCAAAACATCCCACACCCTCCGGCATGGATTCAAAGGAATGGGCTGCTCTGAACGCTGCCATGAAGGAAAACAAGTTTTTCTCTTCCAAGGTGGAGAATATCAGATTGCTGGAACGGCTGCACAGGTTGATTAAGAATTATCTGACAGGAGAAAAGGAGACTTTACCCAATGGGGAAACGGTTATCAAGGTAGGAAGCGCCGCGGACTTTTCCAACCAGGCACTTCAATGGCTCCAAACCGAGGGGCTTGTTCCACCGGACGCCGAAGGCCCGAAGTATCACAACGATATTAAAAACATCGGTGCTCTGGCCCGTCTGAAGCTCATTTTCAAGACCAACGTCCGGCAAAGCATTGGGGCTGCTCAATGGGAGGCATCCATGAAACCAGCCAATCTCAAAGCATGGCCTGCTTTCCGGTTCATCCGCTTTCCGGGAGCCAAGACAAAGCGGCTTGTTCATGTCGTCAACGAAGATGCTGTCCGGCTTAAAACCGACTTTACTTTTTGGGCAGACGAAATGAACGCCGCCAGCCTCGGGGGCTTTGAGGTCCCCTGGCCGCCGTTCGGCTTCAACTCCTACATGGATCAGGAGCCTGTTTCCCGGGAAGAATGCGAACGGCTGGGACTACTCAAACCCGGGGAGCCGTTGAAGCGTCCAAGGGGTGCGGAGCGCTTCGGGATTGACCTGATTGAACGGTACGGGTACGGCAAGAAGGCCAGTACGGCGAAGTTGCCGGAGGAACTGAAGGCCAAATTGAAAAAGGTCTATGAAGACCGCTGGGGAGTCAAACAGGACAAATCTGATGAGGTTGTCTTTCCCTCACAGGAAGTGGCGAAAAAGGCCAGGGAAACGGCGGAGAAAGTCATCAAGGTTCCCTCTGCTCCCATTCCTGCGCCAGTCTCAGCCGTCACGCACACGGTCAGCCTGGGAGATGTCCCCAAGGTGAAGATGCCTGCCCCGTTGACGGATAAGGAAGCTGATGACCTTTTGCGAAGCGTTACCGGGGAAGTGTGGGCAAAGGCATCCAGACTGGAAAAGAACGCTTTGTTTTCCTACACCGGAAATGGATATGCCCGCATCAACAACGATTTGAGGAAGGGGAAGTCCAACGCCAAGGCGAAACAGATCGCCAAAGTCATTGACAGATGCAAAGTGCCTCAAGACATGGTTGTTTTCCGTGGCTGTGGGGTTTACAAGGAATTGAAAGACGCTTTGAACTGGAAAGGAGAAGAAATAACAGACGAGCTGGTTGATATGCTCAATCTCTCCGTAGTGGGAAACCCTCTCAAAGACGAAGGTTTCATGTCTGCTGCCGTAGCGGAGGGGAAAGGATTCATGAACCGTCCCGTGTTGTTCAGAATTCTCCTGAAGAAGAAAACCCGTGCCATTTATGCAGAGCCCTTTTCCAGATTCGGGGCAGGGGCCGGTAAGGGCTGGGACGGCCTTAGCCCGCAAACCTATTTTAGCAGTGAAGATGAAATCATCATCCAGAAGGGAGGAACCCTCAAATTTCTCCAATTCCATAATCAGAACGGGAAATTGATCATTGACTGTGAATTGATACAATAATGATATGAAAGAAGAAACATCACCAGCGCACAAGAGAATTTGGGAGTCTGATTTCAAAGGATGCAAAACATCCCACCCTCTCCTGATGAAATGCCTTTTGTGCTCCAAGAAGAAGCTCAACCCGGGTAGTATGGAATGTAGCGCTTATGAGCGTAAACCTGATAGTATCCTCTACGATAACGCGGACTGCCCCAGCTTTGAACGCTGTATTGACGCGGAAGGGCTGCGCTGGATTGAAGGATATGTGAAACTCTCCGGAAAGGCGTACGTTCCCCGCCAGGACGATATACCTCCGGCAGGGTGGGAAAAAATCAACAAGGAGTATGCGAAATGAAGAAAGAGAGGACCGGGAAGAAGGGAAATGTTTCCAGGTATAGCGCTGCCCTCTCTGAACGCATTTGCGGTCATATACGTTGCGGGGATAGTCTGAGGAAGGCTGCCGAAAAGGAAGGCATTCCCCATCCCACGGTGATGAATTGGGCCAGAGAGAACGCGGATTTTGCAAACCAATACGCGCGCGCGTGCGAGGAACGGCTTGCCGCCCTAGAAGACAAGTTGCTTGACCTTGTGGAGAAAGGGCATGAAGTGGCCCCACGTGCCGAAATAGGGGGAACCATGTTGCAGGCGGTCAAGTTGGAAATAGACACACTCAAATGGATGCTTGCCAAGCTGATGCCGAAGAAGTACGGAGACCGTGCGGCGTTGGCTCTGGAAGGTGGAGAAAAAAACGTAGAGGTGACCCATAAACTTCCAGCAGAAGCAATCGTTCCGTTAGTGACAGCCTTGAGAGAAATATGGTCCGAAGAGGAAGAAAGCTAGGGGCTCCGGTCAGGCCGGAAGACTCTCCCGTCATCTTTGCCGCCCTGATTCTGGGGGAAACAGGGCTGTACAAATGGCAGATGCGGGCCCTTGAAAGGGCTGCCCGGGGAAAGCGGGTTGCCCTGCGCGCTGCTAATGGTTCCGGCAAGACGGACAAGGTAATTGGTATCCTTGCCCTATGGTTTCTCTGGCGCTACCCCCGTGGGCGTATGCCTATTACGTCCGGCTCATGGCGCCAGGTAAAAAACCAGCTCTGGCCTGCCCTGGAACGGCACCGGAACAACCCATCCCTTGCGGGCTGGAAATGGCTCAAGAATTGCCGCGTGGAAACGCCGGAAGGGGGATTCATCGAAGGCTTTTCCACCAACCACGCCGGGAAGGCGGAAGGCTGGCACGGGCGTGTGACGGACGAATTCAAGGATGAGCGGAAGGAACAGGATGAGGAAGACCCCCGCAGCGAGAAGAAAGCCCGTCTGTTTGACGTTGACGAGTTTACCGGAGATGATCCTTCCTCCCCCGTGTTTTTCGTGGTGGACGAGGCAAAGACGGTTCCTGATGAAATCTTTGACGCCATTGAACGATGTACGCTTCAATTCTGCATCTACCTTTCATCCCCAGGCAAGCCGGAAGGGCAATTTTATCGCTGTTTCCACGAGGAAAAAGACCTCTTCTGTCCGATGGTGGTAACGGCCTTTGATTGCCCCCATATCTCCCAGGAGCGCATTGACCGCATTCTGGCCCGTGTGGGGGGTAATGAGGATGATTCCTATTTCCGTTCCGTCGTGCTGGCGGAATTCACGCTGGAAGGAGATTTGTACATCATTGACCCTGGAAAACTGGAATGGGGTCAGCGGCAGCCCTACGAGCCGAGCAGGGGGCGCCCCGTGGCCTTCCTGGACATTGCCGCGGGCGGGGATGAAACAGTCCTTGCCATCTGCGACGGAAACGAAGCCTGGATTGAATACGCGGAACGACAGCGGGACACGGTGCAGAGTGTCCGCAAGTGCATTGCCACCCTCAAGGGGCTGGGCATTGCGGATTGTGATTTGTGGGTGGACGCTCCGGGCATGGGCCTGGCTGTCATCAGCGATTTTAATGAATCAGGTTGGTATCCGAATGAGTTCTTTGGGAACAACCCTCCGGAAGACCGCGACCGCTACATCAATCTCTCGGCGGAATGCTGGAATGACGCCGGACTGGAACTCATGACCGGGCGAGTGCATATCAGGTCCAGGCGGCCGGACAAGACGCTTTTCGTGCAGTTGACTAGACAAGGATGCCGAAATCATTCCGTTTGCCTACTCGTCGGAAACGTATGCCTCCCTGCTTTCCAAGATCCAGCAATGGCGCCCCAACATGGCCGCGTGGTTTGAATACGGCGCGGATGACTCCGCCACGCTGGTCATTGCCGACCATGCCCATTTGCCGGATGTCGTGCTCGACCTGTCCGCCGTGGACGTAAGCGCCCTGTCCCTCAAGGCGCGTCCCGATCTGGTGCCTCCGGCCGTGGGGCTGACCTGCAACGCCTCCGTTATTTCCCGGGTTCAGCGCGCGCTGGCCGTCTATCCCTCAGGCGCCTCCCTGTCCCAGCTCTATGTGGTGACGGCGGAAGTGGACGTTCCGGGCGGCGTCAAGGTCTCCGACACTGCCGGGCAATACAGCCCTGTGGAAACGGACTCGCTGGGTTACGACGCCCCGCGGATGATTGTCCGGGGAGACAAATTCCCGACCGGCACGGCCCAGTGGGCGGCCCGCGTCAAACGCTGGGCTCCGGCCCTGGAGGATTGCGCCGGCCTGGAAGTGGCGGCCAGTCCGAAAATCACGTCCATCACGCCGGCTGACGCGGAACACCGGGGATACAGCAGCGCGGCCATCACCCACGAACTGACCTCCGGCCAGATCAACGGAAAGAGCGCGAGAATCAAATGGGGCAAGGTCCGGGTGGATTTGCGGGTGCGGGCGACGGATCCCCCCGACACGGTGAAACAATATTTTCCGGAATACGGCGGAAAATCCGGAACCGGGGACCGCTGGATCGGAACATTGACGTTTGAAGTGACCACGACGAATGTCGGCTACGCATCCTACCGGGTGGACAGGGCAGGGACGGTGGAAAGTGTGTCCGACGACGGCGGAAGCTCCGGAGACGACGAAACATCGGGCAGCTACGACACCTCCGCACTGTATAAAAATTTCCTGAAATCCTACTACGAAGCCACCCGCGCGTTGCCCTATGACGGATCCGCGACCGTCCACGACGACTTTGACCAGGTCTGCGGGGGGCGCCTCTCCATCACGGGAGGGTTGAAAGAATGGGAAGCCATGCGGTCCGTCATCCAGGAAATATCCCTCGACCTTAAAACGGGAGTTTCCGACGTGACGGTGGGGGCCCCGGAACAGATCTCCCTGCAGGACTCCATCGACCGGAGCCGGCAGCTTGCCGAGGCGCTGCGCCGGACGGCCTGGGCGGACTCGTCCACGTCCGCCGGGGGCGGTTCTTCGGGCGGAGGATCCGGCAGCGGAGGCGGAGGCTCTTCCGGAGCGGACGATGAAGTCCCGGAGCTTCCCAGCGTCGGGCCGTCCGTAAAACTGCTGCAGGCCCAGGAGCCTCCCGCGTGGGGAACCAGCGCCGTCGAGGTGGGATTCCAATGCCGCCTGTCTTACGGGAGCGACGGCAAGGTGTCCGACGCCTACATCCGCCAGGGGAAGGCTATCTATGCCGGCAACTATATCGGGGGGCTGCTTCCGGAGGGGGCCGGTTCCGGGGGATGGGTGAAAAGCCCCGTCACCTCCGGGGAAATCTGGCTCAAGATCCGGTTGGACAAGGACGCGAAATATCTCGGATCCTCTCTGTCCGCCGCGGGCGGCGTCTCCGACCCCGTCAGGCTCGCGGAGGAAGACCGGGAAACCCCTTATGAATATTATTTCCATCTGGCCACCATCGACGGCAACAAGGTGGTGCAGCACCAGGCGGGCACGGTTTATCTCCTAATCCACCCGGGAACCTTCGGCCCCTCCGGAATGTCATGATCAGGATATACACCTTCACCTATGCCGGAGACGCGCAGGAAGCCGTGGCCTGCGTCCGGTGCGCCAGGACGGCTCTTCCGGAGGCGGTAGTTACGGTGGTGGACGACAGCGCCGCCCCGGTACCCCCGGAGGCCAGGAGGGCTCTTGTAGCGTATGGGGCGCGGTATCGCCGGAGCTCTTTCCCCCGCTGCGGCAACCTGCGCGGCCCGGAGTGCGTCCGGGGAATCATTGCCACGCTGGCCAAGGGGGCGGCGGATGGCGATACCGTCGTCAAGATTGACTCCGACACGGCGCTTCTGTCGGGCGGATGGGTCAGGGAGATGAAACACAACGGGCTTGCGCTGCACGCCGCCGGATACCGGGTCCCCCGGAACCCGTCCGAACGGTCCGCCTACGGAAATTGCTACGCCCTGAGCGGCCGGGCGGCCAGGATGGCCGCCGAAGCGCTGGAATGCGCCGCTATCCCCCCGCTCGCCCCGGAAGACCTCACCATCTGCCGGGCCGTCATGGATGTCTGCGGCCGGGAGCGTGTCCGGCTTGACGAGCCGTGGACGCCCCTGAACCGGGCCGGGCGGTGGTCCTGGTGGAACTGGGACAGCCGGACGGCGAATCCGGAGGATTATGCCCGCAGCTATGACGTGGTGAGCGTCGGCAATCCCAGGCCTCCCCACGTTCCCAAAAGCGCCCGCCGGGAAGTCATGCTCGCCCTGTGCGACGCCCGTTTGAATCCATGAATGCTTCGGCAACCACGGATATGCCCCCCTTCAACTACCCGTTGAAACAACAACAGCCAACCAAATAAAAACAATCAATAAAACCATGTCAGACAGAGACTTGAACATCAACATCAGAACGACCGCCGACACCTCCGGCGCCGACCAGACAACGGAAGCCATCAACAAGACCAGGGAAGCCGCCCAAGAAGCCGGCGGAAGCGCGGACGCCATCAACCAGGTAACCGACTCCCTGAACAACGTCAAAACGGCCGCTGAAGAAACCGGCGCCGCCATGAAGGACGGCATGGGGGCGGAATATGAACAAGCCCTGGAAAACGCCAATTCCAAACTTGACCAATACGCCGACGCCCTGACCGCCGCCGGCTCCCGGATGAAAGCCGCCTTCAACGACAACCCGGGATTGACCGGGTTTATTGACGAAGTCACCAACGCCGTGCTGACCTCCGAGGAATTCAGGAAGAAGCTGGAACAGGTGGATGACGTCTTTGAAGTCCTCAATAACAAAATGTCTGATTTGGACCTTGGGGCGAAATGGGGAGATGACCTTGACGAAAACCTTCAACAAATCATCGACGGCTACAACAAGGAAATGGATGCCGCCGACAAGGCCGCGGAAAAGGCGGAAGCCGCGGAGGCCCGGAAGCAGCAGGCCGCCGCCGCCACGGTGGAACGGCTGGAAGCCAACAACCGCCGCGCCTCCGCCACCTATGAAGAACTGCAGGCCGAACTGGAATCCTACATTGCCAAACTGGAAGAAGCCCGGAAGGCCGGGGACAACGTAGCCCAGGCGGACGCCCTGAAAAATATCCAGGATCTGGGACGGCGCATCAAGACGGCCGGGGATGCCGGACAACTCACTTCCACGCAGGTCAAGGGGCTGGCCGGGCAAATCACCATTGCGGCAACGCGCATCACTCGCCCATTCCGGAACGGTCAGGCCATGGCGTTCAGCTTCGTTCCTGAACTTTTCATACTTTTGAGGAGTAACGGGAACGTGAATACTGTTCGGATTTTTTGTTTGAGCCAGGCGTGCCTGTTTGGCGTACTCTTCCTTCATGATTCTGATGATAAGGCGTTGTCTGGCACGGGGAATTGGAACAGTGGAAAGCCATTTATCGACCTGACTTTTGCTGACGCCGCAAAGGTCGGCAAATTCGTCCCGGGTCATTTTCGTAAGAGCGAGAAACTTTCTGATACTGGACTTCATTTCATCCATGAGCGCATTTTTCGCATTCAGAAAAATCTGGCAAGCCATTTCTGGCATATTTTCTATTTTAGAAAATAATATTGTCTTTGTGTATCCAAAAAGGTAAATCATTTTTCCTAAATCCAATGAAACTCAAAAAAATGTGGATGCCGGGCGTGTTTGTTTTCTTATTCCATATGAAAAACTTCATGATTAATATCTTTTCTTTTTGGGAGTGTTTTGTCTTCCATTCTGGTGGAAAGAACACGATAACGGCTCTTCTATCTTTCCTTTCCTTTTTCTATTGGCTTGACGCAGAAGGTTACGGTAGTACCGTGTTACCATGTTAAATTCCTCTCTATTGGTTTTAGGATGTTCCATGATCTTTGCGGTGTCTGCCGGAATGCCATTGCACGCAGCTTCTTCTGAGAAAAAGGAAAACAAAACGGTTGCTTCGGAGGATGCCCTTCCATCACTTGCTCTGGATGGTTTGCCGGATGTATGGATACAGGGGACTCCGGTAAAGGAATGGGAAAAGGACAAAGTGTACATCTTTGAATTTTGGGCTACCTGGTGTGGCCCGTGCCTGGCAGCTATGCCCCATATGGAACAATTGCATCAGGCATTTAAGAATAATCCTCATATGCAGGTTATCGGAGTTAACGTCATGGACAGGAAATCTCCGGAATCTCTGAAAGAATTTTTAAAAAACCGTCCATCGCCCCTTACTTATGCCATGGCCGTGGATGTGGATGGGAAAAAGACCAGGGATAAATGGCTGTCTCCAATGGGGGTTAACGGCATCCCCCATGCTTTTGCCGTTAAAAACGGCAAGCTTATTTGGAGAGGGCATCCTGGAAAACTTTCTGAAGAAATGATGCGGGCCATGTTGAAGCCTGATTTTTCTGCAGCCTCTCTTCCGGGGGATAATCCCGGCGCAAACGCCCGTGCATGGAAGCTCTACCGCCAGGTTTCTGAGAGAACGGGAGAACTTGCCCGGAAGGGAGGAAAGGGGGAAGCGCAGGCCTTTTTAAGGCAAATTCAGGATTCGGGACAGTTTCAGCAGGATCAGATCATTCAACTGAAAATGGTTCCATTCAGCGTCTTGGCGGAATTGGAAAAATTCCAGGAAGCACAGGCCGTACTGGATGATCTGTGCAAAGAGTATCCGGACAATTACCGTGTACAGATTGATGTGGCGGGAACGCTTTTAAATGGAAAATCCGTGCCTGCCGGAAAAATGGATGCCGCCCTGGTGGAAAGAAGCCTGAACCGTTGTATTGAAATCTCCAAAAGGAATAACAAGGAAGCTTCCTTGCCATGGAAACTGATGGCGGAACTTAGGGAACGGCAGGGAAACATGGAAGAAGCGTTGCAGGATATGGAAAAGGCGCTTTCCTTAACGTCCATCAGCAAAGCCTGGACGAAGTTGCAGCAGCTTTCAGGTAATAAGGAATCCTTTCAGAATCTTGTAAATCAGGCAGTTGTTGAAATAAAACCGGCACCTCCGAGGAAGATGCAGGAAATGGGAGTAGTGCAGGAAGACAAACAGTACACTCCCCTGTTCAGCAAATTAAAATGGTTCAATCATCCCGGTCTAACAGGACTTCCTGTCGGCAAAACTGTATTCATCAGCTTCTGGAGAGGCCACAATAATATACTTGGAGAAACAGCCCCTGGAAGAGCTCTTGATGCCGTTCTTAAAAAACACGAGCTTTTAGACCATCCGGGAGTAAAAGCCGTGGTATTGGGGCTCAATCCGTCGGCGGAAAAACAGATGCGGGACTATTTATCCGGGCCGGAAGGATGGACTCCTTATCCTGTCGGTATTCCATCGGATCGTTCGGTCATTGAATTTTGTGATTTGCTCAAACTTGACTCATTTCCCGCCGCGGTCGTCGTTCGTGACGGAACATTGCTGTGGGCTGGAGAAATTAAGAAGATGCCCGAATGGGTGGCGGAAACTGCCAGATTGGACTCTTTTGACAAAAACAGGTTTGCGGAAGAAGATGCGAAACGGAAGGCCCGCCAGCAGGCCATGTATGCTGTCATAAAAAAATCCTTTGAATTGAGGCGGGGAAAGAAATTTGATGAATACCAGAAGTTGATTGAGGAAAATGCAGGGCAGTTTTCCGATAACGGATGGTTTGCGTCTACTGTGGCGGAAGTGCGGGCGGAAAAGGCTTGGAAGGAGAAAAATTATCGGAAAATGGTTGATATCTTTGACCACGTCTTGGAGCGTTTCCCCCGGGAAGATTCACTTGCTTCCTATATCCTGAAAATCCTTAACGGGTCGGAGGAAATGCGTAAATACAGCTATAAGGCGGCTCGGCGCGCTCTCCAGATTATGAGGGATTCTAATACGAGGGATGATGGCGGATACAATGCCGCCTGCTATGAAGTGATGATGAATATGGCAATGGAGAAAAAAGATTACGCCCAGGCAAGGAAGGATGCTGTAAACGCCCTCCGGGAACTGCCTCTGGTTCATCAATACGCAGTCATGAAGAAAAAGAGTGGAGGAGGTAAAAAGTAG